ATGTTAGGGTTTGTTACTTCTATTTGTCGGGCGATCGAACTACCGTTCAAAAAAATGTAAAACTCTGTTATAATTTTACTACAATGGAACTGAAAATGGCTGCCGAAGTTATCGTGAGTATTCTATCTATATTCGGATCTATCGCTTTAGGTGTTAGATGGTTAGTAAAACATTACCTAAGCGAACTTCGTCCGAACTCAGGATCATCCATAAAAGATCAAGTAAACCGCTTAGAACAAAAGGTAGAAATCATCTATGACATCATATTGTCGAACTCTGAAAAACCTTCTAAGCGTAAAAAATAATTTCGACCTATATATAATATATCTTTATATATAATATATATAAGATATCTAAGGTATTAGGATATTCTTTTTTTCTTTATATATATTAATTATACACATTGTTTTCCTGGTCTAATATAAATTCCCTCACAAACCTTAAAAACCAATTATAACGATTTGGTGAATTCTTTATTAACAACTTATCCACAAACCTTCTGTATACCTGGCATGATATAATTTTATGTCTGACACCTGAGTAAATCTCGATACCCACCGTTTCTTGGGTGTTGGACTTTTAATTTTAATAAAATGATATAATGCTAATATGTGTACAACCGTAGAAAAATTTGGATCTGACCCCGCCACCCTTAAATGGCAAATAATTCGTGGAGACTCTTCTCTGATAAGAATTGACTTTTTACAAAACGACGAAACAACACATTACGACACAACAGGATGGACTTACCTTGCCTCCGCATATGACCCTAAAACCGATATAATCGACCCTCTAACGGTCGTTTCAGGCTCAGGGTATGTTCAGGTAAAGGTAGACCCAAGTTTGAGTGCATTTTGGGGCTCTACGTACCGTTCTAGCGTTGCAGAACTTATGTTTGATTTAGAAGTAACTATCGACGACACAGTTTGGACACCAGTTATAGGAACCATCACAGTTCTTGGTGACATTAGTGGTACCTTATAATGCCAGTCATAAAAATTTCAAATGTTAAAAATGATTTACCGTCCGTTATAAAAATAACAGACTCAACAGGCTCAGAAAAAATCGTAAAGATAACAAAATAAGGAGACGCTATGGCAATATCACGAAACATGGGCTTTCCTATACAAGAAAAACAAAAAATCAGTATTGTTGAACAAGAAACCCCACAACTACAATTTTTACCAGTCCCAGGACCACAAGGTTCCCCAGGACCACAAGGTGCAATGGGTCCACAAGGAATACAAGGTCCCAAAGGTGATAAAGGCGATAAAGGTGATTCAGGTGCAGACGGAAAAGATGGCAAGAATGGCAAGAATGGTATAAACGGTAAAAATGGAGAAAGTTATGTTCCAGTTTACAAACAACAAACAGGATGGGCTAGTTACGAAGACAAGTCTTCTAGAATTTTTAGCGTAGAACCAACTAGAGGTGAAAATGGTTGGCACGATATATATATTGATAAAAAAGATATTTTAAAAAACCATTCATTTCTACCCTTAAATTGCAACACTCTTTATAACGAACAGGCCAGATCATTTACCTTTAGAAGTTTAGAAATAGGATCAACTATTAGAATTACTTATAATTTTTCACTTGAAACCTTTGTTAATAATACTGAACTTTGGTTTGCTACCGTATACCCCGAAATTAACAAATCAGTTCTAACAATGGTTGGATCATTTAAATATCAAGGAATCTTTGACCTAACAGTTGACCAAACAATACACATAGAAAATAAAGAAATGTGGTTTAACTTCTGCAGACCATATGCAAAATCAGATTTTTTAACAAACCTAATACTAAAAAAAATATATGTATCAGTTTCATAGCATGATATAATGAACTAGGAGGGTTTATGGCATTTCCAGGCACATACAACATTAATTATTACAAGGGTGACCGTTATGAATTCGTTATATACCCCAAAGACGCTGCAGGCAACACATTTGACTTAACAGGATATACCTCTGCCTTTTCCATCGCTGACTCAACTGGACCAGATCCAGACGAAGGCCCATTTGCAGCAAGTGCAGTTATTAGCAACGCTAAAGATAAAATTACTTGTGTAATATTACCAGAATTAGGTGCAGATAATCTAGATGCAGGAACCACATACTATTACGATGTTCAAGTATCAAACGGAGTAGAAGTTGTTTACACACTTCTAAAGGGAACAATTACTGTAACAGCAGATGTAACTGGTGCATAATGGCTGATGTAGTATTAACCACCGACGAACTTTTAGTATTAAGCGGACCAAGTAGCGTAAACGTAGAAGTTGACTTTGGACCTGAAGGTGAACGTGGAAGTTTGTTTTATGTTTCAGTAGGAAACCCAAATACAGCACTTATTGGCCAAACACCAAAAGCAAAAGACCTATGTGTTAATGTTTTAAAAACAGATAACGAATATTCATATGTTTATCAGTACAATTCTGATGGTGCTGACGGATTTCAATGGTACCCAATAATTAAACTAAACCCACTTCAATACAATAAAATAATGACTGGAACATTTGTTGATGGATCTAAAGTATTTAATATTCCTGTAAATTATATTGTTGATGAAGAAACTTCTCAAACCTTAACTAGTGCAAATTTTAATATCACTTACAGTATTCCAAACGAAAACCCAATAGCGTCTTCTATAGAAATAGGTTCTTTTACAAACGACCCAGTAAGTGGATTACAGGTAATTCCAGTAACGGTAAACGCTGTTGAGTATGCTAGTTCTACCTGGCAAAATTTAACTGGTGTAAAAACGGTTCATTTTGTAATATCTATCGTGGTATAATGATGAAGGTGATGAACAATGGCTGATGTTAGCATAGGAAATATATATTCTACTAAAGTTCCAGGCTATGAAGATGCCGCAGATATTCAGACTGCTCTGAGAGCATACCATTACGGCTCAAGCACATATGATGAAACAAACAGCAATACTGCTGCATTAGTAAATCCATCAATTGCATACCATTTAAAAAACATTCAAGACTCAATTGATGCATTAGAGGCATTAGGAACAGGTTCCGTTGTTTCAAATACACAACCAACAACAGTTCAAGAAGGATTGTTATGGTTAGACATAGATTCAACACCAGGTAACACACCAGTAAACCCAACAGCAATTTATACAGCAATAGAACCATCAACACCAACAGATGGAACCCTTTGGGTAGTAAAAGGATCTAGCCCACTTGAAATGAAAATTTATAATTCAGCAACTTCTGATTGGGATACCATAGGTGCATAATGTCTGATAACATAATTTTAAAAGAAATTGCAATTGCAAAACTAGTTGCACTAGGTTTAACAGAAGAAGAACTTAAAGCAATAGGAATCGGTGAATAATGCCATCATTAAATACTACTGGTAAAACAGCATACGTTTACGATCAAGAAACAGACACATTTTACGCACTTGGTGCAAACACAAACACTGCTGCAAATTATATTTGGTCTGGAACACAAGAATTTCAAAACAATGTTACATTTGCAGATACCAATGCAGTAATTACTGCTAAGGCTGGAATAAACAACTTTTTAAATCCTTCAGCAAGAGATGCAGCATTATCTGCACCAGTAAGAGGAACAGTTTGTTTTGTTAGACAAACCGCAGGTGCTGTAGCAATTAATGATTTACAATTTTACAACGGAACTAATTGGATATCTTATGGTGGTTTAGTTACCTTTAATAAGCAGGCTGGTAGCGGAACACAAAATTATGATTTAACATTAAGTGATATTGGTCAAAGTATAACTTTTGATTCTACAGGAGCATGGACAGTAACTATTCCACCTAATTCAAGTATTGCTTTTCCAATAGGATCAGAAATAGATGTTTTTAGAATGAATACTGGGTCTGTTACATTTGTTGCAGGTGCAGGAGTTACTTTAAATAGTAAAAATGCAAATAAAGCAATTGCAGCAAGGTACTCAGGTGCATCCTTGTTTAAGTTTGATACAAACACCTGGCTTCTAGTCGGCGACTTGATCGCATAGGGGTTTGCTATGGCATTATTTGGAAAACTAGTTAAATACGTTGTAAAAAAAGGAATGAAACTGGTTCCTAATTTTATTGGAAGAACAAGTGCACAGGCTCAAGCAGATGTTGTATCTGAAGGTTTTGTTTTAGGTAATGTAACCACTACAGTTTCTGGAGAACCTGCTGAATTAGCAAACGATGGATTAATTGTTGAACAAATTCCCGCAGTTACAACACCAGCAGATTATGAAGCAACTGTTGATTTGACCGTAAGGCAGTTTAGTTTTACACCATTTGGTGTATTTGGGTTTTCTCCTTTTACAGTATTTGGGTTTTCTCCTTTTAACGTATTTGGTTTTTCTCCCTTTAACGTATTTGGATTTTCACCATTTAGAGTATTTGGATTTTCACCAATTTCATATGGATTTACACCTACTTATTGTATAGATGAAAATACACCAGTATTAACTAAAGAAGGATATAAGTTAGCAAAAGATATAGTTGTTGAAGATATATTAATTACTAAAACTTTTGACGGTTTACCTATAACAAACCACGAAGGATTAAAATCTTGGTCAGGTGATGTAGTTACTGAGTATAACACTGTAGAGTCTAAAGTAACAAACATTAAAAAAACCAATGTTTCTGAAACTATTATAATTAACGATGATATTTATAAAAGATTTTCTACTCAAGAAGATATTTTAGTAATAAGAGATAATAAACTAATATTTTGTGTTGCTTCTGAATTAAAAATAAATGATCAAATAGCAAAAAGTCCAACCGAAATGATTGGCGATCAAGCAGCATGTATTGTTTATAAAATAGAAACAGTAAAAGAAGATAGAGATGTTTATGATTTTATGAGAGAACCATTTGGCTTGGTTGTAGCAGATTCTTTACTTGTATATAACGCTTATCCAGTAAATTAATCTTTAGGAAACTGGTACATAAATTCTCTAGTTTTTGAAGTTATGCCTTTCCAAGGTCCCCAATTTTTTCCACCATCACTCATTATGTAAGCAACTTGACAGTTAATTGATGGATTTAAAAGTTGACTAGTGTAGTCTAAATTATATTTTTCTTTTCTATCAGCATTAAGGTCACCAATCATATTTATTTGAAATAATCCGTATGACTTGTCTCCAGTGCTTTTATTGCCATTAAAAGCCAAGGCGTTACCCATTGATTCTTTTTTAACAATGGCCCAAGCCTCAACTAAGTGTTTATTTTCAAAACCACAAGCAGATAGCAAAGTTTTTAGTTCAATGTCAGTAAGTTGTCCTTTATCCTGATATTCAGCAAGGGTTCTTACATTATCTCTAGATGGTTTATTTAAATGATCTGGCCTAGAAAGCAAAAAAACCGCCTCAGCGGTAAATGTTGCATATTTATCGTTTTTCAGGTTAGTTTCAACACCTTGAGCATTAGAAATGTTCAAAAATACTGAAGATAATCCAAGACTTGCGAGCAATCCTATTAAAAATTTTTTATCTTTTTTCATAGTTCTCTCCTAAGAAAACATGACACCCTTGGTAGGTGTCATATATCAAGTATAACATCTATTTGCCAGCAAGTCAAATCAAAAATGTCATATTAGTAAGATAATACAAAAAATTATTTAAAATGATATAATATTTGTATGGCAACAGGTCAATCAAGCATATATAATTTACCATACCCACAAGTTGATGATAGTGTAAACGTACATGGAGATATTGCTTCTTTAGCAACTTCATTAGATAATACACTTGCTGGACTTGGCTTATCTTACATGAAATTAGATGTAATTAATACATCTGGAGCATCAATTGCAGCAGGATCTCCTGTATTTATTAATGGTCATAATTCAGGACAAGATTTAACAACAGTAGGAAAAGCAATTCCTACAACAACATCACCAATATTAGGATTATTAAAATCTACAACAGCAAATAATGCACAAGGAATATGTGTAGTCTCTGGAGTATTACCAGATGTGAATACATCTGAATTTGTTGCAGGTGATATTTTATATGTAAAGACTGGTGGAGGTTTAACAAACGTTAGACCAGCAGGTGGTGCAGGTGCTGTAGCAGTTTGTGCTTACGCAGATGCATCTAATGGAGTTCTTGTAGTTACCGCCAAAGGTAACGGTACTTGGGGAGCATTAAAGAACGGTCTTTCATAATTATTTATCCAAACATGATATAATTACAATATGGCCATTCTCAGAAACTCATCTCAAGATTTATACAACGTAGGTGCTAAACCCCCAACCGTTAAATGGACAGTAGTTCGTGGTGACACCTCAGCGTTTAAAGTTTACGTAACAGACGATGCACAAGCCCCTTTAGTTATAGCAGATTGGAACATTGCTATGAAAATTAAAAGACCAAACCTTGCTAAAGATCTTGGAGTAATAACAGATAATGCAAACACAGTTATGCTCTTAACTCCAGCAGCAGATGCAGATGATTTGGCTGGAGAATTTACAGTTAAACTTGCAGCAGAAGAATCACACAACCTTCAAACAGGAGATATTTTTGATATTGAGTTATCTACATCAGAAATTGTTTGGACAGTTGCACAAGGCAGTCTGATTATCCTTGAAGATGTAACTGACTAATGGCAACAGCAATTATTGTTGATGACAATAAACAAAAATTAAGACGTATTGAAACCTCAGACTATTACCAAACCAAAATATCCTACAAACCTAGCACGGTAGAAATAAATTACACCTTACCTTTTAGAATAAGATTTACAACAATAACAGTAGAAGGGTATGGTCCAGGTAATGTGCCCCCAATTCCTTTACAGGTTATTGGCTATAGCAACTATATACTGTAGAATAGACATATGACTAAAAAAGAAAAACCTAACATTTTTATAGCAACCCCAATGTACGGTGGGGTTTGTCATGGATACTTTATGAAGAGCATTATGGGACTAGTAATGAAACTAACCTATAAAGGATACAAAGTAACGTTTAACGATTTATACAATGAATCTTTAATCAACAGAGCCAGAAACACCCTTACAGAACTATTTTTAAGATCTGATGCTGACTACCTATTGTTTATTGATGGTGACGAAGGTTTTAACGCTGATGGTGTTATAGATATGATTGATGCAGATTTAGATATTATTGGGGCTGCCGTGCCAATGAAAGCAATTAACTGGGCTAACGTAGAAAAAGCAGCAGAATTAAAAAAACCTGATTTGAAAAGGTTTGGATCTTATGTAAACATAAACTTTGTTGATAGACAAGACTTGCACAAGGTAGCAGATAATCCTAAAAAACCATTAGAGGTAAAAAACATAGGAACTGGTTTGCTGTTAATTAAACGTAATGTTTTTGAAACAATGAAAGAACATGTTGGAAAATATAAAAGTGATCAACTAGATTTGGGTGGTATTAAAAAAGGTGAATACATTTATGATTTTTGGAAAACACAAGTAGACCCAGAAGAGGAAAGACTTTTGTCAGAAGACTACTATTTCTGTACACTATGGCGTAAACTTGGCGGTTCTGTATATGTAGCACCACACGTTAAGGTAGTGCACGTAGGAACCTATATATTTGTTTAATTTGCAATAATTTTGTAAAAATAATGTTATAATTTAGTCATGGCACAACAATCAATTTCAACAGTAAAATCACGTTATGAGACTGGCGATAGGCCATCTCAGCAAGACTATGAAGATTTAATTGACACTACCGCGTCCCAAGCAACACGCCTTGGTACTTTCGGTAATAACGACAACACAATATCAGAAATTCAGAATATAACAATTTTTGATAGTTTTGATGCAACAGAGTGGAGAATGGTTAAGTACCTTGTTTCAATTTCTAAAACAACACAAGGCGATAACTATTTCTACGCAACAGAATTGACCATATTGGTTGACGGAGCAGATGTTTCCGTAAGCGAATATGGAACAATAGACAATGATGGGAATATTGGAACCATAAGTGTCTCAAGGGCTGGAAATACAGTGGCTTTAACAATCACTCCAGACTCAGTAATAAAGCCTGTCACCTTGCGTTACGCACGCATGGGACTTAAGGCATAAGGAGATAAAAAATGGCAACAGTAACAAAAAATTTCAAGATTAAACATGGTTTAGTCGTTGAAGGAACAACAGGTACTATTGATGGCTTTGACATTCTGACAAAAAGTACAGATAATCAACAGTACATTATAGACCTGGTTGGTGGAGACGCTTCATCAAACGCAGTAGCAAACACACTAGTACTTCGTGATGCAAATGCAAACTTTTTTGCAAATACAATCACAGCAGACTTAGTTGGAGATGTAACTGGTCAAGTATCAGACATTTCTAATCATAATTCTGATGATGTAGCAGAAGGTACAACAAACCTTTACTTTACAGATGAAAGAGCAGAAACAGCAATGGCTGGACTTTACGATCCAGCAGGCTCAGCAGCAAATGCTTATGCAAACGCTCTGTCTGATGCAGAAGATTATGCTGATGGATTAGCAACTAACTATGATCCAGCAGGATCTGCAGCAAATGCTTTAGCAAATGCAAACTCATACACTGACAACGCAATTTCTAATGCAGTCTCTGACTTAGAAGAATACACTGACAACGCAATTTCTAATGCAGTCTCTAACTTAGAAGATTATGCAGACTTTGCAGTAGGTAATGCAATTGCTGATTTAACAAACAATGCACCAGCGTTATTAGATACACTTAACGAAATCGCAGAAGCAATTGGTGACGATGCAAACTTTGTTGGAACAATAACCAACTTAGTTGCAGAAAAACAAAATGCTTTGATTGCAGGAACTGACATTGATATCGTAGGAAACACAATTTCCTTTACTGGAAGTTACGATCCTTCAGGCTCAGCAGCAAATGCTTATTCAAATGCAACTGCTTATACAGACCTAGAAATAGGAAATGCATATGCAGATTTAGAACTGTTTGCTAACAACGCAGCAGGAAATGCTTTAGCAAATGCAAATTCTTACACAGACAATGCAATTAATCTTTTGTCAACAACTGATATCGAAGAAGGAACAAACGAATACTTCACAGATACAAGGGCTAAAGAATCAGCAGCAAGTTTGTTAACACTGGCAACTCTAACAAATATCACAATCACAGGTAACTCTGAAGGATTGGTAATTACAGCAGAAAATGGTGTAGGAGACTCTAACACAGATGCTTTGATTGAAGGTTCAACAAACCTTTACTTCACAGATCAACGTGCAGTAGATGCTCTTGAAGCAATAATACCTAATTTCACTGAAATTGATATTAACACAGTTGCTAGACAAGTAGCAGCAACAGTAAATGCTCCAACAGCAAGCACAGTTACAGCAATTGACTGGGCATTAGCAGAATATCGCTCAGCCGAATTCTTAGTAAAAGTTGCTTACGGTGCACACACAGAAGTTTCAAAAGTTATCTTAACTCTTGATACTTCAAACAACATCGCAATCACAGAATACGCAATTGTAGGAACAAATGGATCTGCATCCACAATTTCTGCAGACGTAAACGGAACAGATGTAAGACTAAGAGTAGCAACAGCCAATAACAACTCAGATGTAACAGTTGTTGGTACATTGTTAGTCTAGTAAAAAAATTAGGGGGCAGTAAATGACTACAAATCTAAAAGATTTTAAAGTCAAGAATGGATTAGTCGTAACTAACGGCGGTTCATTTGGAAACGCGGTAGCAGTAGGAACACCTACACACTCAAGTCACGCTACTACTAAAGAATACGTAGATTCTGTAACTGGTATACCAGTAGCAAATACTGCCCCTATTTCCCCAGACAATGGGGATATGTGGTTTGATACCACGGCAGAAAGATTAAAAATTTATTATGAAACTGACTGGTTTACAATTGCAACAAGTAATGACATACAAAATATTCCAGATCACATTCACAATACATCAATTGACGGAGACGGAAGAATATCAACAACCTTTTATGATGCCGCCAGTTATGACGATCCACAAACTTCTACAATAAATGGAGGATCCCCAGATTTAATAACATGGGCTCAAACATTTGATGGTGGAAATCCAAGCAGTGAATTTAATTAAAACATTTTAAAAAAGTGTTATAATTAAGTGAAAATACAAAGTAGGTAAGACCTACACAAGGAGATAAACATGGCAACAAGGATGCTACAACGTAGAGGAACTGCTGCACAGTGGGCTAATGCTAACCCTACTCTAGGTTCTGGAGAAATTGGTTTTGAAACCGACACAGGACAATTTAAAATGGGTGACAACTCTACAGCATGGGATGATTTGCCATACTTTAAAAATATAGAAGATCTAGGCGGAAACCTAGACGATTACATTTTATTAGAACAAAAAGGTGCAGCAAACGGTGTTGCTACATTAGATGGAAGCAATTTAATACCTACAGCACAGATACCTAGTGGTATTGCTAGAACTGCAGATTACGTTGCATTAACACAAAAAGGTGCAGCAAACGGTGTTGCCACATTAGATGGAAGCAATTTAATACCTGTAGCACAAATACCAGATGCCATTGCTAGAGTTACATATGTAGCAAACGCAATTTCTAACGCTATATCAGATTTAACAAATAACGCACCAGCAATATTAGATACTCTTGCTGAACTGGCAAATGCCATTAACGATGATGGAGAGTTTTATTTAAGTATAGCAAATACTATTAATAATAGTTTAGATGCTGCTAATGAATACACAGATAATAACATAAATACTTTAGCAAACAATGTTGCAGAACAAGCAGAACTACTAGCAAACACTGTTGCAAATAACCTTGCAAATGCAGTTGATACATTAACAAGTTCTATTGGAAATGTTGCAGGAAATCTAGAAGAAGAATTATTAGTTGTAGGAAACACAATAGCAAACGCAATCACAGATTTAGAAGAATACACAGATAATGCAATTTCAGATCATAATCTAGAAACATTAAATGTGCACGGTATATCAAATACAGCAACACTTGTAACATTAACAGATTTAAGTAATCACGAAACTGACACATCAAACGTACATGGTATCACAAATACACTAGCAATAGTGTTTACAGATGATGCAAGACTTTCTGATGCAAGAACACCACTTGATAACTCTGTTACAAATAACTCTATATCAGGAACAATCAATCAAGATAAAATTACAAACCTTGCAACAACACTAGGAAATCTAGCATCTCTTTCAGGTGCAGCCTTTACTGGTAACGTTTCAACAACTGGTAATTTAACAGTAGACGGAGATTTCACTGTAAGTGGATCTAACGTTCTTGTGTCTGCAACACAAATTCAAATAGAGGACACTTTACTACAACTTGGTCACACAAATGCTAACAACGTAGTAGATCTAGGTTTGGTGGTTTCTTATAATGATGGAACACAAAAACATGCTGGTATCGTCAAAGACGTTACAGATAGCAAATGGAAATTGTTTGATGGTGTTACATCAGAACCTGGAACAACAGTTAACTTTGGACAAGGTTCACTAGATGTCTTGGCACTTTTGACACTTGAGGCAAACTCAATCACTGCAACATCAGATATCACTGCAAACGGAATCGTATTTGCAGACGGTACACAAAGATTAGAAGGTGTACCTTCACGGACACCAATTGTTCAAAAGACAGCAAGTTATACTTTGTCAGCATTGACTGAAAGAGACAACTTGGTAGAAATGGATAATGCTAGTGCAACAACACTAACTATTCCTCTTAATTCAGCAGTAGCCTTCCCAGTTGGAACATCAATTGATATTCTTCAAACTGGTGTAGGTCAAGTAACAATCGCAGGAGACGCAGGAGTAACAGTAAATGCTACACCAGGTCTCAAATTACGTACACGGTGGTCATCTGCTACTCTTTTCAAGAGAGCAACTAACACCTGGGTTGTATACGGCGATTTAACTGCATAACAGTTTGATATAATAATACTAAGGAGATAACATGGCGATAGGTAAAAAAGCAGGTAGAAAGTCACAGCAGGCTAATGACTTTTTAGAACCACAGCAACCAACAATTACTTCAGCAACTAACGTTGGTACAGGTCGGGCTTTTAATAATGGTGCAGTTGATGTATCATTTACACTACCAGTAAATTCTCCAGCAGCAACAGGTTTTACAGTGACTTCAAGTCCTGGATCTCTTACAGCAACAGGTGCAACTTCTCCGTTGCAGGTTACAGGATTATCATCAGATACAAGTTATACTTTTACAGTTGTTGCAACTAATGCATCAGGTAACTCGATTGCTTCAGCAGCATCAAGTTCAGTAACTGTGACAACAGTACCTGCAACACCTGCAGCACCAACTGCATCATCACCAAACGCTGATCAAGATCAAATTTCATGGACTGCACCAGCAAATGGTGGATCAGCAATTACAAATTATTACTGGGAATCAACCGACAGTAAAAATGGAAATACTGGAACAGGAACCAGTGCATCATTGGGACAAGAACCAGGAACAGCACAACGGTACAAGGTTCGGGCAACTAACGCTAACGGAAACTCAGAATTTTCTGCACTATCAAATGAAGTAACTACAACATTTTCTTTCGTACCCTTTGGTGTATTTGGTTTCTCACCATTTACAGTGTTTGGTTTCTCACCATTCAACGTATTCGGTTTCTCCCCATTCAGAGTATTTGGTTTCTCACCATTTAGAGTATTTGGTTTTTCACCAACTACATATTGTGTAGACGAAGATGCACCAGTTCTTACAACAACTGGAAATAAAAAAGCAAAAGATATTGAACTTGGAGACATGTTAATTGTAAAAGCATTTGAAGAAATGCCTATTGGAGATTTACCTAAAGTTATTTTTTGGAAAAAGAAGGGTAATTTAACAAATTATAGAGAATTAGAAGCACAAGTAACTAAGATTACACCAACAACAGTACACGAAACTGTTATGTTTAACAATAATCCAGATATGAGATTTTCTTTGTTAGAAGATATGTTTGTAATTAAAAATGGTATGTATCAATTCATATCTTCAAGAGAAATACAACCTGGAGATAAGATAATCACAAGAGACTCTTTAATGGTAGTAGAAACTGTTGAAATAGTTAACGAAGAAAGAACTGTTTATAGTTTTGGAAGATATCCAATTGGATTGGTCATAGCAGGGGGATTAGTTCATTATAATGAATTTGCTCCTGAAGAAATAGAAGTGCCAGAAGGTTGGACAGGACCAATTTACTAAGACATTATTTACCATATGCTACAATAGTTGTAAGCAGATAGGAAAATAATGAGACAAGGTCCACCACCAGAATTACGTGGTATTCAAGAATCAATTAAGCCACACAAATTTTTTGAAAGACATCTAAATAATGATTTAGATTTATTAGCAAATGAATTAACTGATAGATATCAAAGTATTGAAAAAGTAGAACTAGACGGTATTACTCCAGTTAATAGTAAAGATTATTGGCAAGAGTCTGGTAGCGTTTCTACAGTTAAATGGAGAGAATATAACGTATTTCAATTTCATATTGATGGTATATATGAGTTATATAAAAATATTCAAGACATGACGAAAGAGGCTTGTGAATATTATGAGATAGATTTTGAAAAACAAAGATTTATGTTGCAAGGATGGTTTAATATAAATCATACCAAAAAAGGAAAACTAGACTGGCATGATCATGGACATACTGGTGCTCCAAATAATTTTCATGGATATTACTGCGTAAAAGCAGAACCATCATCAACTTATTATAGAGTTTTTGGTAAAGATATGGAAAATAAAAATATTGATAATCGTGCTATTTTTTCAGAAATGGGACATCCTCATGCACAAGGTGATTGGGATTGGGAAGGACCAAGAATTACAGTTGCATATGATGTTGTAACTTTGGAAGAGTTAAAACATGCTGGTAAAGATCATGAGCAACACTGGATACCTTTGATATGATAAAGGAAAAACCAGAACATAAATTTTTTGAAAGATATGTTGACAATGATCTAACGCAACTTTCAAGATATTTGTTAAAACTTGAAAAAGATTTATTTGAAGGGGTCTATCCAAAAGTTTCTAAAGAATTTGCTAATAATATTGGTGGTGTTCATAATTTAGGAACAAAGTTTAATATTTTTCAATGCTATAACCCACAAATTCACAAGTTGTTTTCTGCACTTAGAGAACTAACTATAGAGGCTTGTGAGTATTACGATATTGATTATAAAAAACAATCTTACATGGTTCAGGGTTGGTTTAACACAGACGGAATAGCAGAACCACCAATTAATGAATCAACTCATTATCACGATCATCTAGGTGGTACTGGTGCACCAAACTTTCATGGTTATTACTGTGTAGATGCTGAGCCATCTTTTACTTATTATAAAATTGGTGGTCAAGATAAAGAATCAATTCAAAATATTAACAAAAACAATAGAGCCATATTGTCAGAAACTGGTCACCCACATGGAATAGGTCCTTGGCCTTTTGATAAACCAAGAATTACTATTGCTTATGATATATCTCCAGTTACTCATATGAGTGGAAGTGAATTACAACATTGGGTTCCTTTACCTTAAACAAGATTTTTTGTTTTATTGTTGGTCATAAAATAAAGAGTACTACTTGTCCATATACTAAAAATACATACACGTTATGTGAACGTTGTAGTCCAAAACAACATACAGCAATGTCGTTTCACTAACGCACAAATCAAACACATGCAGTGTTTTTAGTTTTAATAAACTCTGCTATACTTAGTACTTATTCAATTTCATTTAATTAGGAGAAATCAATGTCAGACTTTTTTAGTTTTAAACTTCCAGAGGATTTTATTACAAAATATGTAACTATGGATAGCCCATTTGGGTTTAGCGATGCTGGAAACAACTCTTTAGGTGAAATTACTTTTATTAGAACTTATTCTCGTGTTAAAGAAGATGGAACCAAAGAAAGATGGTACGAGGTTTGTAAACGTGTAATCGAGGGTATGTATTCAGTACAAAAGAATCATGCAAAAGAAAACAGATTACCATGGAATGACTACAAGGCTCAAAAGTCTGCTCAAGAAGCATTTGATCGTATGTTTAATCTTAAATGGACACCACCAGGTCGTGGGATGTGGGCATTTGGAACCCCTATGACAATGGAAAAAAGGAACTCTGCAGCCCTTCAAAACTGTGCCATGGTATCTACTAAGGATCTAGATAGAAACGACCCAGGAGCACTGTTTGCGTGGGTTATGGATGCCCTTATGCTAGGCATTGGAGTTGGTTTTGATACCGTTGGACAAGATAAAGAATTTTCTATATATTCACCATTAGAAACTGAATCAGTTTATGAAATTCCAGATACTAGAGAAGGTTGGGTTGAGTCTGTTAGATTATTATTAAATTCATATTTAAGACAAAGCCAAGCAAAACAAAAATTTAACTATGATTTAGTAAGACCATTTGGTGCCCCAATTAAAGGTTTTGGCGGTACAGCATCAGGACCAGAACCATTAATAAAATTACATAATCAAATTGATATTGTTATTGGAGGCAGAGCAGGAGAAAAACTTGACTCTAGAGCCATAGTAGATGTTGTTAACTTAATTGGAACTTGTGTTGTTGCAGGAAATGTTCGTAGATCAGCAACACTAGCATTGGGTTCTGCTGAAGATAAAGATTTTATTAATTTAAAAAATCCAGATATATTTCCAGAAAGAAATTCATTTGATTCAAAGAATCCAGGTTGGGCTTGGATGTCAAATAATTCTATTTCAGCAACAGTAGGTACTAAGTATGAAGATTATGTAGATTTGATAGTTAATAATGGAGAACCAGGTTTTATATGGTTAGATGTTGCTAGAAACTATGGTAGATTAAAAGATCCAGCAGATCATAAAGATTATAGAGTTATGGGTTTTAATCCATGTGCAGAACAACCATTAGAATCTTATGAACTATGTACATTAGTTGAAGTTCATTTAAACAGACATAAAGATAAAGAAGATTTTTTAAGAACATTAAAGTTTGCATACCTATATGGAAAAACAGTTACTTTGGTTCCAACTCATTGGCAACAAACAAATGGCATTATGCAACGTAATAGAAGAATCGGAACTTCTTTAACAGGCATTGCTTCTTTTTCAGATAAACATGGTTTGCCAATAGTTCGTGAATGGATGGATGAAGGATATTCAAATATTAAAAAATATGATCATCAATATTCAGAATGGTTATGTGTTCGTGAATCAATAAGGGTTACAACAGTTAAGCCATCTGGTAGCGTAAGTATTCTTTCTGGAGCAACTCCAGGAGTTCATTGGGGTCCAGGTGGAAAGTTCTTTATGAGAGCAATTAGATTTGGTGAATCTGATCCTATGGTTCATTTATTTAAGGCTGCTGGATATAAAATAGAAGATGATGTTGTTTCTGCAAATACAAAGGTTGTTTATTTTCCAATTGCTTCAGAACATGAAAGAGCAGAAAAAGATGTTAGTCTTTTTGAAAAAATTGCTCTTGCAGCGACTGCTCAAAAATATTGGTCAGACAATGGTGTGTCAGTAACTTTATCTTTTGATAAAGAGACAGAGGCTAAGTATGTTGCTCCAGCCTTGCACATGTACGAAGGACAATTAAAGGCGGTATCATTCTTACCCATGGGAAACACGGTATATCCACAACAACCTTATACAGAAATTACTGAAGAAGAGTATAATAGTTATGTAGGAAAGATTGCTAAAATTAACTGGGACGCTATCTACGATGGAGTAGAAAATCTAGAAGCACAGGGTGAGGCATACTGTACTACAGATGTTTGTGAAATAAAGATAGGTTAAGATGGAAGATTTTAAGTCTCAAATCAAGTATGTTAAGGGTTTTATGAACCCTCAAGAAGCAGGTTTGGTAACAGAATATGCAAAAAAACATATTGAACTATTTTCTAATTATGGTAACGAAGAGCAAGAGTTTACAGTTCATACCTATCATGAAATACAGGGATTAGATCCTGCTCTTCTTAATACAATTCAAAATGTTGCATTGAGGGTTTATGATTTTGTTTCAAATAACTATGATTCTGAATTTGAAAATTTTATTGATGAAAAAACACATATCGCAAAATTTGTTGAAGGAAGAGGAATGCATGAACACTTTGATGCTTCTAGGCCAAAAGATATAGCAACTTTAGTTTATTTAAATGATGAATATCAAGGTGGAGACATATACTTTCCAAAATATGAAATGTCTTTTAAGCCAGAACCTGGAGATCTATTATGTTTTCCAGACAATATAAACTTTATTCACGGTGTTAAGCCAATAGTTAAGGGAACAAGGTTTACATTACCTCGTTGGTTTACACGCATTGTGTGATAAAATAGACTAGGAGAACCTATGTCTAACCCATCCAATCTTTATGCAGAAAAAATTTTTTCAGAGCATCCAATATCACTCTGGGCATTAGACGATAAATCTGATTATGTAATGCTGTTAGATGCAGGACAAAAAGATATAAGTTCTTGGACAGTCTCTGATTGTACGATTTCAGAAGAAACCAGCATATCTACTCAACCATTTCTTACAGAATCTTTATATAAAGTAACTGGTATACCTTCTACAACTATAAACAAAGTTGCAGTTTTAACCAGTGGTACTTTATTTAATTTTCAAGATCTTAGTTCAGAGTTAGACACTTTTGCCATATCTTGTTATTTTTATTCAAACAGTTTACATCTTAATTCAGTAGCAATAGGATATAAGTATACTGATGTCATTACAGGTAACCCAGTTGAGGTTTTAAAAAATGTTCCAATATCTGTAAATAATAAATGGTTTTTGTTGTCAGAAACATTTAAGATTATTAATCAAAATACAACAGTTCAAGCAATAATAAAAATAGGATATTCTGCTAGTGTTAACGGAAGCGAAGCCTATGAGTTTTTTTTAAATGGTTTATCAATAGGTCAATGGTCAGAAGAGTTTCAAAACTATTCTATTGGTTCAGATGTTGTAAACATTCCATCTAATATATCAATAGAAACTTCTGAAGGAATTGTAGCAAGATCATATGGGTCAGATGCAAATTATGGATATTATCTTGTTAATAATAATAAAGTGTATGCACAAAATTTTGGTGTTCCTTTAGTTTATGGTGCTTCAAACGTTACAAAACTATTTCCAAATATTAACGAAGATGAGACGGCAAAACCATCTATAATATTTCCAGGTTTTGGATTTTTAAATGATTCTGGAAGATACAATAATTATACTGTAGAAATGTGGATAAGGGTTGGGGTTGACACTTTAGAAAGCAAAAGAATATTTGGTCCAATAAATTCTAATGACGGTTTATATGTAGATGATTGTTTTATTACTTTAGTTGTAGACAATAACTTTAAATCTGTTTATGTTGGAGAGTGGTTTAGACCAATGTTAATTCAGATAGTATATTTAGAAAATAAAGTGTTGTTATTTTTAAATGGTGAAAAAGTTGCAGATTTAAATATTAATAACTCTACAATAAATCTTTTATCAAAACTAGACGAAGCAGATAAAGATCAAGATTGGCTTGGATTTTACTCTTATGAAAACGTTTATCCATTTGAACTAGATTGTTTTGCTATATATCCTTATGTAATACCAGAAATAATTTCAAAAAAGAGATGGGTCTACGGTCAAGCAGTACAGAGTCTTGAATCTGTAGACTCTTCTTATAGTGGAAAATCAGCACACATAGATTACTCTTTTGCAGACTATGGTACAAATTACCATTATCCTAATATTGGAAAATGGGAACAGGGAAAAATAGACAATTTAAGTTATAGCAATAGTCATTTAAGTACTCAGGATTATGAACTTCCTAACATAACAATAGGTAATAGTGTTGCAATTAATGATTGGTATACCGATTTATCAGAACTTCAAGATGAAGATAATCTTTGGGCTAGTTTTTTAACTTATACTGGTTCATATACTTTTAATAATTTTAATATTTTAAATGAAGAAATTGCTTCTTTGCATGGTGTTTTTAAAACAACGTCACTATTAAATTCAACAATTCTGTTAATTAAAAATAAAAACAACTCAGATTTCTTTTCAATAGAAACAACAGGAGTGGGAGGTTTAGTATATAAAATTAACGTATCAGGAACAGAGACAATACTTCATGAAACTACATATCAACAAAACGCATATCTTGAAATTGGTGTATATTTAGAAGATTTAATTTCTACATTTGGAAATGATGTTGCAACGTTTTTTGGTAACAAAGATTCTTTAAAACTTACATTATTGAATAATGAAGATGGAGATTCTTGTTTTGATCAAAACATGTATAGATTTGGATTATCAACAAAAAATAATCACAAAATTTTTTCTTCACAATTTCAAGCAAATGGAATAATTAAAGATGACAGCAATATAAATGTGCACCTTGCTCACAACTTGGCTAGTTACACTCTTCACCCAACAGTAAAATATAATAAATATTATCTTGACATAGGTATTGCTGGATATTGGGAAGACTATGTTCCATTAAAATATTTTGCAAAATATACAACAAATTCATCTGGTAAAAAAGAATATAGTTTGGATTATATTCAGTATAATATCAACTTTCCGTCACCATCTATTTTTAAAGTTGTTGAAAATGCAGGTGGGTGGACATATGGTCAGTTAGATGAAAAATTTGCAGTACCAGTACAGCAGTCTTATGAAGTTTTAGATAATTCTTTGTTTAGCGGGTATAATAATTATGAAGATTTACAGTATAATAGATCAGATCTAAGTTATGAGTATGATTCAGTTAACTCACTAGTTCAGTCTTATGTATCTTTTCAGTTTACAAAAACAGGCATAAATAAATCTTTTGAATCATTTACAACAATTGCTCCAGCCTTAAAAAGCGGTATATTAAACCTAGACAATTACCCAGATTGGCAAAATACTATATTTTTAGTTGAAAACGATACAATCATTTATCCACCTTCATCTGTTAGTTTCGAAAGTTTATCAATGTCCACACACTTAAAGTTTAATGTAAGATCAACTATTAATAGAAAGATAAAGATTAAATCATTAGAGTTTTCATCTAGATCATTAGAAGAAAATGCTTCTACCCCAATTAGTACAAAAACTGGAACTAAGTTGTATCCGTATATAAAGAATGGAATTTATAATGACTATAAGGGAAAAAATCCAATAAGCATTTACAAACATTCTAACCCATACCTATACCTAACTAGATATTCTGGAGTAAAATTAAAAGGTGATTTTAATTATTATCAAAATAGGGGTCTAAGTATGCCAATTAATGAAAACAAGGACACACTCTTTTCCGTATCAACTATACAGTTAGCAATTAAAAATGATAATTTTGAGTTTACCTATACTCCAGTTCAAATATTTCAAATAAATACGGTTGAATCAACGGTTAATTTTTACGTAGTTTCAAATGGAGACTCTGGACAAAGAGGCAAGATCTATGCTATTGATTCAAAGACTGGTCAGTTACAGAATGGAATATCTTACTACTTAAATGGAGTGTTAGTTGCAAATCCAGTAATAGATTCTAAAAACTGGTATTTTTTAAGCGTATCGTTTGCAACACCACTTAAATTTAACTCAT